CGATCGATAAACCAACTGCGACCATCCTCGGAAACAGTCCAAACCAGTTCGTCTCCCGCCTGCCAGCCAAGATCCTCAATAAATTGTTTGCAAAAGTTCATCACTAAGACCTCTTCTCCGTCTTCATCGATCTCCGAAGTAATCCAAGCGCGACCAGTACTCTTCATTGCTGGGGGCAATAATAGGTTTTCAGTGTACCAATCGGCTTGAGGGCTGACTGGGGGACAACGTAACAGGGTCTATTGGGCACCAATTCACGCACCCGTCCAGCGGTCGGTACTTCGAGGCCAGGGATGTAGCCGTGAATGTAAGTTTTCTGATCCTCAATCGTAACTAGTACATATGTTTTACTAAGATCATCATCGAGTTGTACCAGTAGGTCGTAGTTGTGACGACTGCGGCATTTCACGTCGATACCGGGAAGGTCGCACGAACCGCGCACGGGTGATTGATCTAGGTATAAATACTCTTCAGCGTCTAGATACGCTGCAACTGCTAATTCTGCTGCGGCACCCAGTAAGTGCATCTGCTGGGCTGCGCCACCCCTCTCCGGGGCCCTGTTGCGGCCCTTCATACTTCTGCGCTCGTTGAATGACTGACGACGCGCTCCCTCGGTCAAGGCTTTGGCCCGCTGTTCGGGTGTGAACTTGAACTCAACCACAGACAATAAAAAGGAGCTACTTAATAATAGCAGCTCCTTAATAGCAGGTTACTACGAGACTTTGGCGTAGCAAACTTGGGCCACTCCCTGCCCTGGGTGCGCGATTTGGCTAAAGGCCCCATAGCTCAAATCCAAACCACGACCAGCAATGTAGGGACCACGGTCGGTGACTCGGACGATGACCGTTTTGCCGTTTTGCTGATTGGTGACTTTCAGGCGGGTTCCGAAAGGGAGGCTTCGATGTGCAGTTGTAATACCATAGCCATTGAAACGCTCTCCATTCGCGGTTCGTTGGCCATGGAAGCCGTCGCCGTGTCCGTAGTAGGACGCGGCCGTGCAGGCCCTCGACGTTGCGCTAGCGGGCAGAGCGGAAAACAATGCCAATGCAGCGGCGCCGAGAGCAATTACAGTTTTTTGCAATGGTAAGTACAGAATTCAACACCCCTTCCACCAAGGGGCCAGGTCCAGAAATGAGTGGCAGCCAGGCTGGGATTCGGGCCATGCTAGCACGACCGTTCTACTAGAATGCCATTGTTAGCATTTGTTAACTTTTGAGCCCGAAAAGGTAGTGAATCAGCTCGAAGCCAAAAACAGTGTGAATCAGGTCATCGAGGGTCATTATAACTGCTTTTTTTCTTGACTGCGCGGTGCGCGACCATGAAGCTAAGGTAGGCGACCAGCAACCCGGCCGAAACAGGGACAACGATGTCGTGCGTCAACGAAAGTAGTTCTGACGGAACCATTGTGTTACCACATACTTGGGATTTGAAACTGGAGGCAGGGCCTCGTGCATGGCAAAATAATTCTCCTTGCCAAGGTGGTTCATGTTGTCCCACAGTAGCATGGTGCCTACCGTTGGCGTAATCGCTAGATCGATCGTCGGGAACAGTGTCGCGCCGCCGTTAATAACATCATTCAGGTAGAACATCGCCGTCCACGTCCGCTGACCACCATTTTCCGTAAAGGTCCTGTACGCCGAAGTCTTCGGGGTAAAGAAGTCAGTGTGGCGACCATAAAACTCACCAATCCTGTACCGCTGGCCTTGAAGGGGTTCAGAATGTCGAACGTCGATGTCCACCTGCCCTAACACGGCTCGCTGAAGTGCCCTCACTTCAGACACGTACTCGGGCCATTCCTCTAGGCGACATGTGGAGCTGGTCCGAACCTCTTTCTGCGCCATCCTACCGCCAACGGTAACAGTTGACGGTATGCAGTGCTTATCTATGCACTCAATCAGCTTGTTACACAAAGCCGAATCGAGGACTGACGGGATGCAGTAAATCCTTAAATCATTTTCCGGCAACAGGTACTTGGAATCAGCTAGGATTTTCATTTCCCACCAGTTCTTTGATACTGAAGACATTCAGGTCGGACCAAATATTCTTAGCCATAAACCAAGCATTGGTTCCACCAATAGCCTTTATCTCCTTGGAAGTACCGTCCAAGAAGGTGATAAGGTAGGTTCTAACGTTGTCTAGTGGAACCGGATTGCGAATGGTCTTAGTCTGCTCAGTCATCGATGTCGGCCGTCATTTTCAGATGCTCGGGGTCAGCTTCTACCTTGATGTTATGTGCATAAAAAAGTCCAACTGGAACTTTCTCCTCACCTTTGCCGAAGTAGAAGATTTCTTCCGCTCTGTCACGAAATACTCGGACGCCCTTGGGGAGCACGCTGTAGGATCCCAACGCATCGAGCAGACCATTTAGTCTTTCGATAACAGTATCACTGGGCCCTCCGTCCCCCTCGAAACTTTGCCCGACGCAGACATTAACTGCTACGGGCTCGTCATTAAACGCGACGACTTCCATGATCTGCTCGCCGCAGACGAAGGCTTGGAACCTTTTCGCCTTGCCGTCGCTGTAGCATTTAACCATGGTGTCGCCTTTTTGTCGCTCGGTCTTATAGCGTGGCAAGGCTAGGAACAGGTCCAGGCTCCCACAGGCGAACTGGGTAAGAAAACGGTTTGATCTTGTTTTGCGTTGAAGTTCCATGGATCGAAGTCCTATTGACCTCAGTACCCTAGGACACCTGCTCGGTCCTTGTCAACCCCAGCCACCATGGCCGGGATAACCGGCTTCGTGGACGGGCAGTACGGCGTTAAACTCACCCGCCTTGAAGAAAGCGTAAACTTCCTTCCACTCACGGCTTGGGCTGGCGGGGTACATGCGGGCTATGACGCTGCGCCTGTAGGGTCTCAACCTGCCATTCTGGCCAGTTGGCTCCCACTTGAAACGCTCGTACCACGCCGTGCCGCTGGCATTTTCGACCATCTCGAAGGAGCCACCCCAATCGATCAAGTAAAGGTGGCCATCCGGTGACAGCCAGTAGTTGTCCATTACATTTTCCAGATCCTTGGTCTGCAGCTCACCAAGGAAGTCCTCGCCCAGCAGGGGGCACTGATTGTAGACCGTCGAAAAAAGTCCCATGCTAGTAGCCCTTGATCCGACCTTCTTTCCGCATTTTGCGGATAGTATCTTGGTACCCTGGCGATTCCAGGCCCTGCTCCGCCAGCATTTTTGTCCAGTTCATACCATAAGCTCTTCCGGGAGCGACGGGTAATCCTTGCTTGCTGGTTTTTTCGTTATCCACCAGTGCTTCTCCTCGCTCGTCAGCCGTTGGTAGTAAATCGTCAGCACTTGTTGCCATGCATTCCCCCACTGATCAACTGCATTGACAGCATAGCTCGGACATCTCGATGCCGCCATGTCCGGCACGAACCTAGGGCCGATGCGATTCCATGCTGGTTGCTTACCCTTCCCCTGGAGAGAGCAGGACGGCCACGGCAGCTCTTCTCGGTCGTATAAACGGCAGCACGCGCCCTCTACTTGGTAGGCAAAGCCCTGGCCCGGGGATTTGACCCATCGGCCAGGTTGTAACGGGTGGTTCACTGGGTCCTGCTGGACAGCGCACTCAACGATAGCACCTTGCCATCCACGATGGCCGTACAGTCGACCAGAAAATCTTCGAACTCTTGAGTTGCGGCGATTAAGGCGTAGACAGACTCAAACATGACTTCAACCACGTTCTGCCCCTCGTCTTGAATGAACTGATGGGCATGTTCTGGCTTGAATTCAAAACGAGCAACAATCATTTGCTTGCCGGGTCTACTCCAGTATAACATCCTAGAATAAAGTCAATGATCTAATCTTATTTTGCTAAAGGATTCTGCGTCGCTGGTTCGGCTTTCCCGCTAGGTCCTTCTTGTCGCTCTTGTGGCCGGTTTGGCTGCTGTACGGGCGGATTAGCCACGGCCTCTGCGAGACGCTGATCTTTTTCTTTTGAGATTCTCTTGATCTCGTCCTCGATCTTCAGATCGGGATCCAGAACGCCGCCGCGCTGAAGCTCGGCCAAGACCGTCTCATGACTCAGAATTTCGGAGTTGAAGAAGTTGACCAGTTGAGCCATCCCGCTCGGATCAAGCGGACGGTTGATCAGCGAGTCATTCAGGACGATCCCCGATTCAGGCTTCAGTGCCTCTAATTCGCCTGCGTATGCCGCCCAGAGGCGCATTACCGTATTAAAGGCGCTTACCTTGTTGCGGACCAGCGAAGCCACCTGTGAGGCCACCTGAGCGGCTCTCAGGGACGCCTCAGTCGCAGTTTTAATATTTGCCCCGTAAAGGAAGTTGAGACCGGAGCGGTCCATCAACATTTCGATGTGCTGAATCTCGGCCTGATGGCGCTCCAAGCTCTTACCGGTGGGCTCGGCAAAGTTGAACTCACCACCCTCACCCGGCAGATCAACAGCAGTGTTCGGGCCAAGAATCAGGGGCGTCGGTCGACCATCAGGTCCAACAGGCGCTCCTTTACGCACGGGGACGGGCATCGCACACTTATGCAGCAGCTCTTGAAGGTCAGAGCGCATTTGATAATGTTGGATGCTGAGTTCGGCAAGCCCATTCATCGGCATGTCGCCCAGAGCAAACTTACCGGTCGACGACCCATACCAGACCAAAGGAACAATCGGCAGCGAAGTCTGCACCGTCTGACCAACTTTGATCTGGGTCCACTTACTGTCCTTTTTCTCCATTCTGTACGCCTCAACCTGGCCAGGCTTGAGAACGTAGTAAATCGGCTCGATTACGGTTCCGTAACCATTAGGAGTGGGAATGGAGCGCAACTGCCGAATCGTTGCATGGTGGACGAATTCCCGACCATTAACGTATTCAACTGCCCAGTTGATGACATCTTTGCGTTCAATCGTAATCAAATACGGATGGCGGCCATCACGTTGCTGGTCAAGAAAATTATCCGCCTGACCGTCGGGCATCATGTCGACCATGATGAACACTCCACCGTCCCTGATGGCGAACTCGTCGCAGCGGTTCCAGAAACTTTGAATGCTCGAACCCTGTAGATCGACGTTCTGCTCGTATGTCGCCAGACTGGGCGGCGGATAGGCTAACTGGAACCGGTTCAACAGCCCGGCATAGGCCCGAATTGAATCCCGGTAGATAGGCGTGTAGGTAGAGCGGTGAAGACGCTCCATATACGCATTCTTAGGTTCTGCCGGTTCTTTATGTAGATATTTACCCTTGGCACCACCACGACCGCCAGTGTCCAACAAGCTCCAACAATCAAGAGCCAATTCAAGGCCCGGTAGCATATCTACAAGTTCCGGCCGGTGGTAGCTCACCAGGGCAGGATCATTGGACGGATGAACAATCTGCATGGGGCGTCGCGCCTAAGATTTGCGCCGGGCCTCTCGCCGTTGGCTGTTGTTAGGTTTCCAGATTCTCATTTCTCCAAATCGCCGTAATCCAGCTCTGGCAGGGTCGATAGCACAGAAACTTTAGATGGCTGCGCCCCGATATCACCATGGTAATGACCGGTTTCGGCATAGGACCGAGTGGGGATTCCGTCGAGCCGCATAAATCGAAGTTGGCCGATCAGCATGCCTTTAACCAGCGGCAGGTAATGACGCTGATTCAGGTTTGATAGCTCTAATGTTACCTGTCCATGAAAACCGGGGTCGATGTACCCCGCTAAGGCGTGCTCGTAGCCTTCCCTTCCCCGGGAGGATTTCAATTGAAATACCGCTTCCATGTTTTCGGGTACGCGGATATATTCTTGAGTCGCGCCAAGAACGAACTCCCCAGGAGCCATGTAGTAAGGGGAATCATCAAGCGAATAGGGATGCCACCTTTCGCGTTGATCCTTTGGCCCGATAACTTGCCCCTCTAAATGAATACCTTCAGCAAGTCGGACATCGTATGACGCTGGGTTGAGCTGCTCGCGATTGAACCCTTCAATCAAGCCGTGATCTTCTACCAGTTTCAGGATCTGGTGATCAACAATCGTGCTCATCGCTGGATGGTCTCGTACTGCTGGCGGTTCAGGTAAAAACCAGTCCCCGTTTCTGCTTTCCTTGCTCGGACTAAGATATTCCAGGCGGTTTGAATCGAATCAATCCTGGCTGGGTTTTCGCGCATCTGAAGCCAGGTCATGGCCTCATAGCTGGCCCAGGCACTTTGGAACGCAAGCAACGCCAGCCGCACGTTTTCGCCGTAGTGGGAGTGGTCCTTGGCGGGGTCGTGTTTGGATGGCATTGCTCGCAACTGGTAATGGTTTGACCGCCCGAAAAAACTTTGCATCAGCTCGAGGCCGAATACTTTTTGAATCGGGTCGGTTGATAAGAACTTTGCTGGCTGCCCGAAAAGCCTGTGAATCAGCTCGAAGCCGAAAACAATCTGAATCAGGTTAGCCAGCCTAGTCGACTACCCCATCTTACCAACCTGATCGGCATCCTT